GAACCGCTTGCCGTCACAGAGACAATGATCTGGATCGGCGTTGACCCCGGCTTACGATCAGGTGCCATTGGTGCTGTTGATCATGACGGGAACTTCATCGCTGCTTATGACATTGCTGCGGTGGATGACAGAATCGATGCGAGAGCTTTGAAGCAAATGATCTTAGACATGACGATACCGGGGGATGACTATGCAATCTGTCTGGAGCAGGTTTGGACGATGCCAAAGCAGGGGATCGCTAGTACGGGCAGGTTTATGCGTGCCTATGGTGCTATTGGTGCTGTGTGTGAACTGTTGTGTGACCGGATTTTTTTTGTTACTCCACAGGTCTGGAAGAAGAGTATGAACCTGACATCAGACAAGAATGAATCACTGGCTGCAGCGAGGATTGCATTTCCGCAGGCGGTGCTGAAGCTAAAGAAAGATCACGGTAAAGCGGAAGCATTATTAATCGCGGAATACGCGAGGAGGGCATGGGGATGATGTTTGATAACGACGACCAATTGCGCTGTGCGTTTGCAGCGTTTGCCTTACAAGGGATCATGAGCAACGTCGAACCCGAGGCTTTAGAGAGTGAGCATCATATGAGATTCATTGCTGAGGCTTGCTTTGATATGGCAGACATGATGATGGGAGTGAGAAATGCAACTGCCAGACATTGAAATCTATCAGGCGTGGATGGCTGGTGCGTCGATAGGATCGTTAGCGAAGAAGTACAAAGTAGAGAAGCAGCAGATAAGAAACGTCCTAAACAAAGTTGCGAAAGGGAGAGAATGGACAGAGAGATTGACCCAAACCGAGCAGTAGACTTTATTCGGGATAACGGCAAGGTATACGCTAAAGCGAAAGCTGATCGCGTGTACATGGAAGAGTACCGTAAGAGTTTGAAAGCAATCCTGATGAAACGCAGCCTTGAGACTGCGGTGAACGCACAAGAGCGCGAGGCGTACAGCCATGACGAATATGTCGCTTTACTTGAAGGTTTGCGAGAGGCGGTAGAGACTGAGGAGCGACTGCGTTGGGAGATGGTCGCAGCTCAGGCAAGGGTCGAGGTCTGGCGCTCACAAGAGGCCAGCAACCGGGCGATGGATAGGGTGACGATATGAACCGAATCGAGTTTGGGGATTGCCGCGAGACGATGCGTCGGTGGGCGCAAGAGGGCGTGAAGGTGCAGACCTGCGTGACTAGCCCACCGTATTACGGGCTGCGGGACTATGGACACGATGGACAGATTGGGCTGGAGGAGACACCAGAGGAATACATTAAGGCGATGGTCGAGGTGTTCCGCTGCGTCAAGGATGTGCTGGCTGATGACGGGACGCTGTGGCTAAACATCGGGGATAGTTACTCTACTGGAACAAAAGCCGAACGTCAGCAGTCAACAAATCCGGGTGTAGGAGCAAACAGGCCGGAAGCGCAGAACAGTGTTGCGCGAATTGGTAATCCGGCAGGCTGCAAGACCAAAGACCTTATCGGCATTCCTTGGATGATGGCTTTTGCACTCCGCGCTGATGGCTGGTATCTGCGCCAAGACATCATTTGGCACAAGCCAAATCCGATGCCTGAGTCAGTTAGAGATCGTTGCACTAAGGCGCACGAGTACATTTTCCTACTGTCGAAATCGGATCGGTATTTCTTTGATAGTGAAGCACTAAAAGAACCTGCAATTAACGCGGGAAAAATTGGCGGTTCATTTAAGGGAAGGCAAGGATCGGCTGATTATCATGCTCAGTCTGGCGGTGTTGGATCAGATGCAAAAAATTACGAAACTAAAAATCGCCGAAGTGTTTGGACAGTTACAACTAAGCCGTATAAAGGCGCTCATTTCGCTACATTCCCACCTGACCTAATAGAGCCTTGCGTACTGGCTGGTAGCCGCAAGGGTGACATCGTGCTTGATCCGTTCATGGGGAGCGGTACGACAGCTCAGGTGGCCCTGAAAAACGGTCGGCAGTATCTTGGCTGTGAGCTAAACGAGGACTACAAGGCTTTGCAGGATGATCGTATTGCTAAAGCCCTGCCCGAGCCATCGCCTCAAATTGATATGTTTGCAGAAACATGAACAACCGTCTGACCGCAGCAGAGCGTAAGCACTTGGCTCGGGTCAAGAGCCTGCCCTGCTCGGTCTGCAATGCCCCGCCCCCGAGCTCAGCCCACCACATCAACCAAGGCCAGCAGTACACCACGGTAGCCCTGTGCTACGACTGCCACCAAGGCTCGATGATGGGCTGGCACGGGCAGAAGCGGGCGTGGGCTATCCGCAAGATGAACGAGTTGGATGCCCTTAATGTCACTATCCGCAGGCTCATAGAGGATGGCTATCAGCTTGAGGATTCCGATACAAAAGATTTCTAGAGATTGTTTAACAAAAGGTTTGACAAGGTAATCTGAATTTTGAGAGTATCTGTCTACGGTCACTTGATCGGATGCGAACGGAGCGAACCATGAAGAACGATCTCAACACCATCGACACACTAGGCACACTACTGGCACAGATCGCTGATCTCGAGGCGCAGGCCACTGCAATCAAAGACGACCTCAAAGACGCAGCTACCGCACCCGGCGGCTCCAAGGTTTTTGAGGGCAACTTGTTCAAGGCTACTGTCGTCGAGTCAAACCGCAGCGTTATCGACTGGAAGCGCTTGGCTGCTGATCTGGGTATCACTGAAGAGCAGTTGGCTGGCTACACCAAGACTTCCGCAGTCTTCAGCGTCAAAGTCACTTCACGTTAATCAGGGGGAGATAAACATGAACTACGCAAACCACTACATGTACAGCGACGTTGAGCCATACGAAGTTATCCGTATTGTCAGCGAAAAGACTATTGAGATCCGCGCCATGAAGGCCGAGCGCGACGAGTCGGTCAAGCTGGAGTTCCACGTTGGCGGCTTCAGTGCTCACTGCTCGAACCAGCACGAGCAGAAGTGGATCATCACCAGCGACGAGACAGCGCCGATCAAGCGTATCCGCCTTGGCAAGAACGGCTGGAAAGATGCCCACGGCGGGCGGTACGGTCTGGCTGACAAGCCTTGCAAGAAATACGACTACAACTTCTAATTCACAAGGCCGGGGAAACCCCGGCATCTCAAGGGGGTAGTCATGGAATCAACACGAATCGGTGGTGTGAACAAGTACGAAAGCGTCTTCGTAAGCACACAGGGTCACAATGTCTGGATCAACCTACAAGTACGTGGCGGCAGCGCCTACACCAGCATCACGCCTGTAGAAGCTCAGCGGATGATCAAGGCGCTGGAGGCCGCGATCAAGGATGTCGAGCAGTACGAGGCCAAAGAAGAGGCCCGGCTCGACTCAATGTACGAAGCCAGCTACGGAGACGAGTAATGTACGAGGTCTGGGAAACCTACAACCCGCTGCACCTGCCCGATCATTGGTACATCGCGGTACCCAAGGGCGGGTGTGCTGAGGACGACTGCGGATATGGGGCAACCCCTGAGGAGGCCATAGAGCACCTCAGGGAGGTCATGGGAGAGGATATGAGCGATTTTCCACGTGAGGAGGTAGTCAGGGTGCTTGAGGACGTTCAAGCGTTCCTAGGCTCGTTTAAAGGCCTTGACGGGCGTGTGCCAGAAGCGGTGCAGTTAGCCCAGCTTGTGAGCAACGTATTAGCAAAGTGCAAATGAAATACTTTTACCTGTATTTGATTGTGACTTTGGCAATCTTATGGGCGGTGAAAAAAATAATTTAGATGCGGTGGGGCATGGTCAGGTATGGCTGGGCAATGTCCGGTTGGGCGAGGCAATGTTCGGTTCGGCGTGGTTAGGTAAGGGCTGCTATGCAGCGTACAGAATCTTTTGTGAGGGTTCTGTGCGATGTCCGGCATGGTGTGGTGGGGCGTTGCGCGGCACGGCGGGCAATGGCATGGTGTCGTAGGGTAAGGTTGGGTGCGGTTAGCTCTGGTTGGGTGTGTTGTGGTTTGGTATGGATGGGTATGGGTCTGCTTTGGCAGCGTATAGCGGGTTCAATGAGTCTGCTATGCGATGCGTAAGCATCTATGGCACGGCGTGGTTGTGTCGGGCGTGGTTCAGCGAGGCATGATCGGGTAAGGCTTTTTTAACTTAGGGAGAGAGAAATGGCAAAAGCAAAACAAGTAGCAGACGTAACCAATGGCGGCGAAGCAGCAATTGAATATGGTTTGCCGTATATAGCGCATGTCACGATTGAGGGCAGCGCAGACTTTTTGTTCCACCGTTGGAACTGCGAGGCGGTTGAGACCAAAGCAAAAGCAGCAAAGAACTCAGCAGCTAAGAAGACGGATGACATTGAGTCTTACGTTTGGCGTAATGAAAAGGGTGAGTTGTGCTGCCCCGGTGAATACTTGCGGCAGTCGGTCATTCTGGCGGCAAAGTACAAGCAAGACCCGAGAAGCCCTCGAAAGTCTGCGATGGACTTGACGAAGGCTGGTGTGGTCAGCCTCACCAATCTGTCATCGTTTGGCAAGAAGGATTGGGATTATGAGGACAAGCGGCGAGTGGTGATTCAGCGGGCAGGTGTGAACCGAGTACGTCCTGCGATGTCTGCTGGGTACCGGTTGGATTTTGATTTGATGGTGTTGGTGCCGGAATATATTGACCAGTTCTGGCTGCAAGACACGTTGTCGATGGCTGGGCGGTTAGTTGGGATTGGCGACTTCCGTCCGACGTTTGGTCGTTTTAATGTTGTTAAGTTTGACATATCGCAGGAATAAAGAAACCGTTTGGCGGTGTGAGGTAAGGTGCGGTATGGCGTGCTCCGGCGAGGTATGGGTTAACAAAAAGGAAAAAACATGGATGACTTACAGGTAATTGACAGAATTGAAAGCCAGTTCAACTCGGTAGTGAATGCTGCGTATGATGAGCACTGCAAGCGCATGATCCTGATGGACGCCATGCAGGACATCATTGAGGACGGGACTTGCTCGGCGAGTATCAAGGAAATAGCCGAATACGCGATGAAACTCGTGAATGACAAAACGTAGGTAAACTGGCATCTCATTGGGCAAGCGCAGTGCCTTAACAATGAGACGTCAAGGACGGCAGCTCAGCCGACTGCGTAGAGCCCTGACTGGCATGGAGATCGGCTGGGCACCACCCCCGCCCCCGTAGACTGGAACCTGCGGAGAGGTCGGTCTCCATACCAGTCGGGAAAGCGGATGCTGGCAGGGCTTCTCCCCTTCGCACTGTTGGACGCAGCGAGTACCGACCCCCACACGCATGAGGATTGCCTCCGGTATTACGGGGGAACGCGACAGTCCTCAGCCGTGTTGGGTGTTAAGCCAGCAATCGAGGATGTTGACGCAAGCCGTTTTCTGGCTTTCCGGTTTGCCTAGTTGAAGACCAAATCGAGCCCAACACCCTCTTGCACCGTCCGTGAAAGTCTGGTGTAATCCAGTTATCTGTTGACGGGTGGTGCCGGACAGTAGCTCAGTACAGCGACAGAACGCCCAGTTAAGGCGGCTTCGTCAAAGCTGTAGAACGGTGGTACTGCACCCTCTACATGCGGCAAACCAAGCCTAAAGCCTCCTTAACTGGGCTTTTTTTTGGCTTGCCTACCCGTACTCCGCACGATAGTAAGCACCTTAATCGTGGTGGCGCGGAAGGAAAGCGTAGCCGGTATGCCGAAAGGCTAGGGGGCAGTTCCCGAAGAATCCGGTCGGCTGGTCTTATCGTCAAGCCGAGGGGCATACGGTACCCAATCCGTAGCATGACGATCCACTTTATGTGGGGTGAAGCACCTTCCCTCTCTATCCCTTCGTGGGGTAGGGGGGTCTTTGGGTGAAATTTAGTAAGAACCTAAAACATGGCGGCACATAAGGAGAGAGAGATGGAGAACAAAGACATCAAGATCACCCTGCTTTACAACTTAGACGAGGTTAACGTACTATTAACCTTATTAGGTAGCTTGCCCTTCAATCAGTCAGCCCAGATGATTGCGAATATTCGGGAGCAGGCCTTACCGCAGTTACCACTACAAGAAGTTGCGACCGAGCAACCAGCAACAACTGACTAATTGCTGAGACGCAACATGGATCACGACTTGGAGACTCGATTTGCTGTACATGAGGCCGTTTGCGAAGAACGCGCCAAGCACATTGCGGACAGCCTCGACAAAGGATCAGCGCGTATGCAGCGCATAGAGATGCTGATCTATGGCGTGATGATCATGGTGCTGCTAGGCCCGGGAGCCGCAGCCGAGTTCCTAAAGAAGCTATTCGGATGAGTGAGCAAGAAAAGCCAAAGAAGCGGGCTGGTCGCAAGACCGAGTATGACCCGCTGATCGCCGCAGAGATATGCACAAGGATCTCCTGCGGTGAGTCATTACGCCAAATCTGCATGGAAGACAGAATGCCCGTGCACAGCACAATCTATTTGTGGCTGTTGCAGAATAAGCAATTCTCAGACAATTACGCGAAGGCCAGAGAAGAACAGGCAGACACCTTAGCCGATGAGATACAAGCAATTGCAGATGAACCGCCTGCAGAGATCGTTGATGACAAAGGCATAAGCCGCACAGATAGTGGCTGGGTGACATGGCAGAAGAACCGCATAGACGCCCGCAAGTGGGTAGCGAGTAAGCTGAAGCCTAAGAAGTACGGCGACCGCCAGATCGTCGCGGGGGATGCAGATAACCCGTTAGCGATGACTGTAGACACGAGCGTGTTTGATGCCGTCCTGAAGAATATCGAGCTGACCAAGCAAAGCAAATGAGATTCTGTACGAGCTGCCAGTTCACTCGGGCAGAAGAGGGCGGCGAGAAGCAGCAGCGTGGGAAGATTCTGAGGTGGATCTGCAAAGCCTGCCTGAACAAGCAGACCCAGAGTAAATATCAGAAGCATGACGAGCCTGAGAAGGTGCGGGAGCTGAGATGACCGAGCAAGAGAAAGCCGAGCTGAACGAAGTCCTCGATTCCGCATTCGAGCGCTGGTGGTTCCCGGTTGACGCTGCGGTGATTGCTGAGCGCGAAGCCTGTGCCTTACTGGTGGAGAAGTTGGGGGCTGAAGGCTACGGGACGCTGGCGATTGCCGCGATGATTAGAAAGGGTGGGGAATGACCGGGCCTATCTTAGCTATCTACTGGGGGATCGTTGCGATCCTATCTATCTACTTTGCCGTCCTAACGCTAGAGCTGCCTGCTAAGCCCCGATGCGTAGGGACGACCTGCCAGCACCGTCTCTGGTGATCAACGACCTCGAAATCCGCATCGCCGAGCGTAAAGCCGCTCTAGCCCAGCGCCAGCATGAGAAGGCGCTCTGGGATGGTGTAGACATCGCTGTACTGTGTATCGAGTTCCTATCTGTCTTCGTAGCCCTGATGTTCGCGGTGGCTGGTAAGCCTGAGGCTGCGTGTGCCGGGTTCCTGCTGGCGATTTACCTGAAGATCCGGCGATGAGCGACCTAGTCGAGATCCTCAAAGACCCCGCGACTCGGGCGCAGTACGCGAAGCTGCCTGCGGAGTATCGGGCTGCATTCGAGTGGCGCACCAAGTGGCTGCTGCAGGCGCACCGGTACCAGATCTTGCCCTCGGGCGACTGGTGGGACATCTGGCTGCTGCTGGCTGGTCGAGGCGCTGGCAAGACCCGGACGGCTGCGGAACAGCTCGGCTGGTGGGCGTGGCAGCATCCTGAGACCCGCTGGGTGGTGGCTGCTCCCACAAATCAAGATGTCAGGTCAACCTGTTTTGAGGGCGATTCAGGCTTGCTCTCAGTGATTCCCGATGTGCTTATCAAGGACTACAACAAGAGCTTGCATGAGCTCGTGCTGATCAACGGTAGTCTGATCAAAGGTATCCCGGCCTCCGAGCCTGAGCGCTTCCGAGGCCCGCAGTTCCACGGTGGCTGGTGCGATGAGTTAGCCGCTTGGGAGTATCTACAGGACGCTTGGGACATGATGCAGTTCGGCCTGCGTCTGGGTAAGAAAGTCAGGTTGATCTGCACCACGACCCCGAGGCCGAAGGATCTGATCCTCGATCTGGTGGACAGGTCGGGCGACGATGTAGCGCTGGTGACCGCCTCGACCTACGAGAATCTCGACAACCTCGCTGACAACTTTAGGAAGCAGATTCTCCAGTACGAGGGCACCAAGTTAGGACGGCAAGAGATCTACGCTGAGCTGATCGACCCCGAAGAGGGCGGCATGGTCAAGCGCGAGCACTTCCGCCTGTGGCCTGCCAACAAACCCTTCCCTAAATTCGAGTACATCATCCAATCCTATGACTGCGCGTATACCGAAAAGACTGTCAATGACCCGACCGCCGCCACCACTTGGGGAGTCTTTAAGCCTCAGGACGGCCCGATGTCTGTCATGCTCATCGATGCGTGGCAAGACCGTCTTCAGTACCCGGATCTCCGTCCGAAGGTTCTTGAGGAGTTCAAAGTTTCGTATGGGGCTGACCCCGAGGATGAAGAGCGAGGAAACTTTGTCGGTGGCAAAAAGGTTGACTTGGTGCTTATTGAAGACAAGGCTGCTGGGATTAGCCTGATCCAAGACTTACAGCGGGCGCACCTGCCGGTCAGGGCGTACAACCCCGGACGGGCGGACAAGATACAGCGGCTGTCGATTGTGGCGAACATCATCGCGCATAAGCGGGTGTGGATCCCTGAGAGCACGGTGAAGAAGGGGTTCGTCCGCGACTGGGCTGAAGGGTTCGTGAGTCAGATCTGCAGCTTCCCTGAGTCAACGCACGATGACTTTGTAGACAGTTGCACTCAAGCACTACGGTACTTGAGGGATGCGGGTTTCCTTGACATAGATCCTTACGTTGAGGAAGATCGGGAAGTTGAATATTACGGACGCAAGAAGGGTAATCCTTATGCGGTGTGACGATGGCAGATGAGAAGAAATCCGGCGGCAAGAAGAAGGCGCTGACTCAGCTTGAGAAGGACGTCTACGAAACCTTTGGGATGTTGCCGAACGAAGAGCGACTGAGCATCCTGCCGCGATACAAGAAGGGTGAGGGCTTCATCGCGCCGGAGTTTATCTACGACGCCGTCAAGGCGATTCAGTCCCCGAGAACGGCAATGTATTCCGAGCTAGGCCCTGAAGAAGCGCTGAACATGGGTCTGAACGTCATGGGCGGCAGCTCAATTGGTTCTGCGCCCAAGGGTGCCCTGCAGATGGGTATGGCGAAGCCGCCCGCGCCGAAGTTGATGCGTGCGTCCGAAGTGTTCGGCCCCCACGAGGGCAAGACCGCGATGTTCACCGAGTCTGACCGCACGAAGGTAGGCGGCGGGTTTTTGGGCGGGCCGGGGTTCTCTAGCCTGCAACTTGAGTTGCCGGCGTATGAGGGTAAGGCTTGGGGCGTGGCGAGTATGCCTAAGGCCAAGACGATCATCGCTTCAAACGAGCGCGTGCCTGAGGGTCAGGCGATCTGGTCAACTTACCTTGGGCACCCTGAACAGCACCGTTCGAACCAAATGGTGTTCGATCAAATCCTGAATCAATTCCGCCGTGAGGCAAAGAAGGGCAACTTGCCAAAAGAGTTGCAAGAGAAGATCAACGACAGGCTGGCTGCTGCGGTCGATAAGGATGGCAAGCCAATCTTCCCGCCTGACGTAGACGTCATGGCAAAGAACTTCCGCCAGTTAGCCAGCACCTTTGATCGCCGGGCGGTAGCGGCTGATGTTATGGGCGGCAAGGGCGTTGGCGGCAAGAAGGGCTCGATCATTGACTACCCCGGCATCATCGAGTCCACAACAGACCCAGCGCTGGTTAACGCGCCTACATGGTCGGTTGGGAATCGGCTCTTTACATTGACCGGTGATGTCAGTGTTCACCCTGAGCTGCAGCCAGCTTTCCCGTATCTGCTGCATGGTGAGGATCTTGGCAAGTCGTTCGACCCTTTGCCAAAAGAGTTAGCGTTTCAGCAGTTCATTGAGAAGGTTCGCAAAGAAAAAGGGCGCGATCCGGGTTACATGGATTTCTCGAGAGGCTTTGCCCCGCAGCAGTTTATCTCTGAAGAGTGGCTGACGGCGCTGCAGAAGGCTGGCAAGAAGGACGGCGGCTTAGCGATGCGCGAGACCGAAGAGGGCTTAGCGCCCCACGGGATGCGGCACAGTGGCGAGGGCGTCAAAGGCTCGGGCTACTTTGGCTACCTGCCTGCAAGCGACGGCTACGCTACCGAGATGTCGGCTGAGAATGAGGGCGGCGAGTTCCCGCTGTTAGTGCCGACGCTATCCAAAGAAGAGATCGAGCACCTGCTGGCTGGCAACTCCCCGACCGATGAGATTTTCCGCAAGGCGGTAGAGCACGCAGAGCGCCGCAAGAAAGAGGGCAAGAGCCCGTATGCTGACCCGACTGGCTTGAAGCATCCGGTACCCAAAGCCGAAGGCGGCACTGTGAGCTACGAACTCCCTGACGATGTCACCCCACAAAACTGGCGCGATCAGTTAGAGGCCAACGTCTTGAACGATGCGCGTGCATTGATTGGCGTGAAAGAGGGTGGCCCGATCAACCTTGACCGCTTGCTTGAGAAGGCGGTGCGTAAGGCGAACGGTGGCCCTGCCAATCTTGACGACATGCTGAGCTGGGCGGTGGCGAAGCACAACCACAAGATGAAGAAGGGCGGCGAGGTCAGCCAGACGTTCCCGCTCAAGAAAGACGAAGAAGAAGAGCGGATGTTCAGCCCTGCCCCGCTGAAGATTCCTGAGCCGATTACAGACGCGCTAGAGGCATTAAAGCGGCAGTTCGAGAAAGAAAAGCGCTCGATGTCGAAGCCGGGTGCGGTGCAGGATGTCTTGATGCGTGGCCCTGTGGCGATGTATGCCGGTGCGCCTGCTGACATCTTAGGTATGGGCGGTGAGGCTTTGGATTGGTTGCAGACAAAGATCCCGGGGATGCGTAAGCCTGCGTCGGTGATGGACACGGGGCCTGAGAAGGTTCCCCCGATGGGCTATGCGCCTGCGTTCCCGCTGACGCCTAATGAGCCGTATGGCACTGAGGCGGCACAAGATCTGATGAAGCAATCAGGGCTGACCACAGGCACTGAGCGCCCGTTGTTTGAGATAACTTCAGGGGTGGCTGCACCGTTTGCGGGTATGGCTGCTGTGAAGACGGGTAAGGCGTTGGCACCGACGGCGGCTGACATTATGGATGCTCAATTGCAGCAGATGATGAGTTTGGGTAAGGCGGGTGAGCGCGTGGCATCACAGGCTATACCTTCCATTATGGAGCGTGGCGGACTAGGCGCAGATTTGCTGTCGGCAATGTCGCGGGGCACAACTAGTAATGTCATTAAGCCGGAGGGCGGTAACTGGATTCAGGGTGCGGCTGAGAAGTATTTGAAAGACCTTCGTTACGACGAGAGCATGATTGACCCGATAGGCGTTATGAATCCGACTGCCAAGGCGGAGGAGACCGCGAGGGTGGCTTCGATGAATAACTTCGTCGATAAGAAGTTATCGCGGTATCTAGTCAATCAGATGGGTACGCCTTCTGATCCTTTGCGCTTGCAGGCGGATACGTGGGCTGAGACGCAGAAGAAGTTGCTGGCTGACAAAGACAAGCAGATCGATAAAGTAAGGTCGGACATTCAGAAAGCGCAACGTGAGCGTGGCGTCGATCCTGAAGTGCTGACAAGATCGCAGGCAAGGCTGCGTGAGCTGCGGAAGGAGCGCGAGTTAATTCAAAACCGCAAGGGTTTGCACTTTGCTCCTCAGCCTGATTGGTTTGCAGGAACTACGGTTGATGCAAGAGCAAGAGCTGGGATGCCAGTAGAAAATCAAGGGGTTTCTGAAATCGCAAAGAGTTGGGAAGATTTAAGCGACAAAACAATAAGACAAGGATCTTACAGTGAGCAGTTGCCTTTTATGGATGTAGGGCTTGGCGAGTCAGCAGTTGAAAGATTTAAAACACTTTCGCCAATGGAAAAAGTTAATTTTGTAGAAAACTACAAGAACGAACAGTTACAAAAACTAGGTGGGCAGTATGCTGTAGATAACCCAGAGGCGCTTGCGTATGGGATGAATACTGGTATACCTGCAAGAGATTTGCGCTTTGATCACATGATGGACGAGATCGACAACGCCTTACGTCCAAGTCAAGGCTTGCCTGAATACCTCCAGCTAAAGCCCAA